CGATTTAGTCGACAAGAATGACTATATAGTTATGGATGAAGACGGAATGTTCTTCGCCGGTATGATGTTTGGAGAATTCGTTTGGACGTATGATATTGCGGAAGCAAAACCAATCCAAACTGAATCTCAATTAATGGGTTTAAAGAGATGGTCCCAAAAGAATTTAATATGGGATCCCATCTCAACCCCTCGTGCTAAGGGTATAAAGCCACGAAAAAAGAAGAAGTTATAAGAAATTGCATGGGGCAAGTATATACATATATAAATGATAATAAATGAAAAGTTTAGACGCTAATTTGCGAGATATTCAAAAACTAGAAAAAGAAATATCCGCTATTGAGAAAAAAATCACTGTCGACCTTAGTCCAATCGTAGACATGATATTCAACACAACCGAAGTATTTGGTGAGTTATTCAAACAAGATGAACAAGCAGAGTATGCTGTTTTGAAAACTATGACTAAAGAACAAAAGGAAGAAATGATTCGTATGTTTGAGGACCAATACATTCCTATGCTCACTCAATTCAATAAACCCGAGAAGTTAGTAGAAGTTAAAGGTTATATTGAAATTTTAAAGAAAAATTTGGCTTCGTAAGAAAGAAACCGTAACTTCAAACTCACAATATGAAATTAAGATTAGTGTTATATGGATTGAAAGATTGTATATATTGTCAATGGTTAAAAGGGGCTTTGCAGAAAATGGAAATTGAGTATGAGTACAAGGAAGCAGATGAGAAAGATGATAGAAGGATTGCAAGTTTAACAGGTGAAGCAGCCTATCCCTTTTTAGAGGTCCATTTGAATGATACTATACATTACATCACACCCTCGGAGGAGTACTATGGTACTTCTAAACGTGTTCATGTATTCAATAAGGTACAAGACGCACTTGAGATACTATTGAAGATTTTACAAAATAAATAAGTTATGCTTACACCTGAACAAATCCAATCGAATTGGAATATCTTTATTTGGAACATTAGGAACTATATCTCTCCTGAGCGAGCAGATAAGTTACTTGATTTCTACACTCAACATGAGGAACGTTTTGTCATGATGCCTGCCTCTAATAAGGCACAGTATCACAACTGTTTTCCTGGTGGGTATGTAGATCATGTTAACCGTGTTGTTACTGCTGCTTTGAAGATAGACGCTGTATGGCGTGAGTTAGGTGTGTTTGATACTTACACTACTGAGGAACTAGTTTTCGCTGCTATCAATCATGATCTAGGTAAATTTGGTACTCCTGAACAGGCGTCGTACATTGAACAAACTGACCAATGGAGACGAGATAAACTGAATGAAACATATATGTTCAACGATAGACTAGAATATATGTCTGTTCCTGATCGTGGTTTATGGTTACTAAGTGAAGCTGGCATATCAGTGACAAAGAATGAGTTGCTAGCTATTAAGTTACATGATGGGTTATATGATGATGCTAACAAGCCTTACCTATTATCTTTCATGCCAGAAACTAAACCTCGTACTTCAATCATTTTTATTCTACATCAGGCTGACTTGTTAGCAGCTCGAGTTGAATTTGAACGTGAATGGTTACCTAAATTATTAAACAATAACAATACTAAACCAACCCCTAAACCTATAACTGCTCCTAAACACCCAGCCGCTAAACAGAAGGCGTTAAGTAGCTTAGGTAAGTCAAACCCAGGTCTAGCGGATCTAATTAAAAACTTATGATATTAGGAATTATATCAATTGCTTTATGGGTACTAACCATTATTGGTTTTATTGCCTTTAACGCTATTAAAAAGATGGAACATCAAGAAGACATTATCCGTCAACAAGCAGAAAAATTACAAGACATATATTCTGTTATTGCCGAATCAGATCGCTTAATTGTTGAAATTGATAAACGAGGAACATTCTCATCAGATGACGAAATTGGTTTCTTTTTTCAAACAGTTAAAGGTATTCAACAAACATTAAACGAATTTAGACCTAAGCAGTAATATGAGTGTATTAATTGATGAGAAGGAAGTCCAACTCACTAAGAAAGGGACTATACGCAAGCGCAAACCTAAGACAGCAAACGTTTATTTCACACAAGATACAGAGGACGCTATTATTGAGTACCTTAAAACTACTGATATGGCTGAGCGTAATCGTATTTTTAATGAACGTATTAACTATGCTTTCCATAAATTAACAGAGAATATTATTCATACTTTTAAGTTTTATTATACTGAAGTAGACACTATTCCTGAATTACAACATGAAGTAGTTTATTTCTTACTTGAAAAACTACACTTATATAAGCCAGACAAGGGTAAAGCATTCTCGTACTTCGGAACCATTGCTAAACGTTATCTTATTTTATATAACAATGCAAACTATAAGAAACTAAAGAATAGAGCTGCTGTTGACGAAATAGACAACGATAAAACCATAGTTACCGACATTATTAATAATACTGACAGCTTCCGTTTACCTGACGAGGAACTCAATTTTATGGACGCTTATGTGGGCTATATCGACAAAAATTTATACTCGTTCTTCCCTAAGGAAAATGATGCTAAGATTGCTGATGCTATTATGGAACTATTCCGTAAACGTGAAAACATTGATATATTCAATAAGAAAGCGCTTTATATATACATTCGTGAGATAACTGACGCGTCTACACCACAAGTAACAAAAATCATCAAAAAATTAAAGACTCATTACAAGAACATATACAATGAGTACCACACTCATGGGTACGTTAAGTACTAACCGAAAATTTCTATAGCTTTATATTTATATCAAATATGTAATACATGGATTTTGATAAAGTTATATTCGGTAAAAAAACGTTCTCTACGTTGCTTGAGGACATTTATACCAACTCAAAGAACAAAGAAAAGCAACTATCCGCGATGATAGCTCAACTTAAAGAGTTCATTAATGAACCTGGTGACGCTGTTATGATTGTTCCATTATTAAAAGAATACTTGGAAATATCCGTTAAGAATGATGACGCATTGATTAAAATGGCGGGTATTGTTCAACGTGCTATGACTAATAATAATACAAGTGAAGAGGGATTATTGTCTGATAGAGACAAAGAATTACTATTTGAAGAAATAAATAAAATCCAAATAGAGCCAGTTAAACAATTAGAACCTGTAAAACAACTTAACTAATGCCTCTTTTTGATATTCTAGATAAACCCATTGGAGCTGGTAATATAATTAGTCCTCTCGTAATTGGACGTGTTAAGGATATCATTATGGATGATAAACATCCTGAATTTAAGAAGTATGGTGGTTGGGCTAGTTTAGGTTTTATTAAATTCTCTCCTGTTTACCAAACAGCTGATCCTAGCAAAACTGTATCTTTACCCTTTGCTAAACCTATTTCTTCTAACTACACTCAGTTTCCTTTATTAGAGGAAATTGTATTAGTAATTCAAGGTCCATCAACTAAATTAACTAATGATCCAAATGCTAAAGATTATTTTTATTTAAGTATTTTTAACTTTTGGAACAGTACTCATCATAATGGATTTCCTGATCTTAGAAATGCTTCTAACCTACCAGACGCTGTTAGGAAAGATTACTTAACTGTAGCTGAGGGATCTATTAGAAAAATTAGAGACAATAGTTCTGATTTAAAACTAGGAAATACTTTTAAAGAAAGAGCTAACATTAGAAACATTGTATCCTATGAAGGAGATGTTATAATGCAAGGTCGATTTGGTCAATCAATTAGATTTGGTAGTACATCAAAAAATAAAAGTATACCTAACTTTTGGAGTGCTAATACTGAAAGTAAAGAAGGTGAACCTATCACTATAATTAGAAATGGACAAAACAAAGCATTAGTAGGTGAAGGATGGGTTCCTATTCTTGAAGATATAAACTCAGATGGTTCATCAATTTATTTATGTAGTGGTCAAGAAATTAATATACAATTATCTTCTACTAACTTAAATTCATTTGGAGTTCAATTACAAACACCTATACAGTCTACATTACAATTAACAGATTCACCTATTGGAGCTGAAATTCCTCTTAATGAATCTGATAATAGTTCTCTTAGTGCTGCTCAATTGTCAGATAAAGTATTCCAAACTCCTACAACTACATCAGGTAGTGCTACTCCTTCTAACCCAGCATCTAGTGTTAATCCTAGTATAAGTGCTTTACCAACAGGATCAGTAACAGTATCTCCAACTGGTTTAGAGGCGGGTTCTAAGAATAATCCAATTGGTGAGGAAGATTTATTGCCTAGTGAAATTGAAGAATTCCAATCTGATTTTCAGTACGCTGAATTAGATAAAGAAGAACAAAAAGCAATTGATGCTCCTGATTATAGTTCTAGTGGTGAATCTGAAAATAATTTAGCTAAGGATGGAGTTTATTATTATGATGTACCTAGAGAAAAACAAATTAATAGCACAGCTTGCTTTATAGCTAGTTGTACTATGATATTGAAATATTTAAAGATTAGTGTGTCACAAAATTATATTTTACAAAATTATAATAAGGACGGTTTATTAGATTCATCTCGTTTATTCACTAAAGAAGCTAAAAGAAGTATAAACACTAAGCCAATATCTGGTGGAAGTGCTGGATATAAACAAATAGT